TTACCCCCAGGTTGGAACTTGGATTGACCAAACAGTTCAAGTCCATTGGATTTAACATCGCCAATAACACTGAAGCTCTTTGGCAATCCTCTGCGCTTGTAACCTACTACTTTTCCTTTGACAGTATACGGGTAGAAGTGGGCCTCAATACTTCCAGACTCACCATAAGATACTCGCATGTCATAGAAGTCACATGCTGTTCGTGTCAATCCTCGCTCTTGCACTCCACGTACATCGAAGTTAACTATTTCTTGAAGGGTTTCTTTGCTCATGTCTTTCTCCGGTTGTGAGCTTTGTCTTGGGGATATATAGGATTCATCGACTTGGTCTTGGAAGACTGTCTTTCCACAGCCATAACACTTACCAACTCCATTAGAGTACATACCAACGTTGTCATCTGATTTGCAATAAGGGCATGGGTAATGCCCTATAAACTTATCTGCCATCACTGCCACCTATCTTCTTTGACACTCTTAAGGTACTTGCGCTTTGTTTTAGCTGACTTCTTTGCCTGTAGTCTCCGTTGCTTCTTCCCCTTCTCCTCGTCCTTGGATAAGTACTCTTCCGCTTCTGTATAGATCATCTAATCTTGCCTTTGTTTCGTCAGTTATTGCTTCTTTGGGTATGAATTTAACCGCACCAATCTGTCTATTATAGTATAGAGGGACATCATCATCTCCTTTTTCTGTGAGGACGTCAAGGTACCACTGGACTTTGCACTCTCCAGCAACAAGGCCACCTCTAGTTTCAAAGAGCTGGAGGATCTCATACGATGTGCCAGTTCCTCCCGTTCGCTCAAGCAAATCATTGAGGTGCTTTGAGCTACTTGTGTACTCCCTCCACTTAGTCTGCTTCCCTCGTTTACGTTTGACATAGGCATGGAATTGCTTCTTGCCAATGTACCTAGTGTAACTCCCATCAGAATTCCGAATGCTAATGAGATATACGAATCCGAAATAATCATCCGGGTCAAAGTCTTCACCTTCATAATTCCAGTGTCCTATGTTATCAGCCATCCACAAACACCTCTTCCAGTGTTAGCCTTTTAAACTCATCCCAGTGACGTCTCATGTAAAGTAGGTTGAAACATATCTCCATCTTATCTTTCCAATCTCGGGGGTGATGCGATCTCCATGCGTCAGCCACAGCCTGTAACATATCCTCAGTTGCAACACCTTCGAGTATCTTTGCAGCTTTCTTAGGGCCTATACCCTTGAGTCCATGTATGTTATCAGTGGAATCTCCTGTCAGTATCTGAAGGCATAGCTTGTAATGACCTTCATCTGCATCAATGAAGTAGGTTTCTTTCTTATTGAAGTTGTAGTGCCATCCCGGAACCATATCAATATCTTTATCAATATGAGCTATGATGAAAGTCTCTCCAGCTTCATAAGCTTCTTGAGCCCAGATAGATACAACATCATCAGCTTCACAGTTATCAGATGCAAAGCACCCTGAGTCCCATGCGTACTCGTACACTGCTGATCTCCGCTCGGCTACCTTGGGGTCTTCATCCCCTTGTTTACGGTGTCCCTTATAGTCCTCTGCTATATCGTACCGGAAGTTACCCTTGCCTTTGACTGCAACGAACCCTTGTATGCTGAAGGTATCCCTCATTATACCTTGGATTGCTATGTCGAAAGCACTCTTTGCTTGAGTCACAGAGTCTGTTGTGAAAGCTATACGATAAATAATAGAGTCAGCATCTATGAAACACTTATCAAACTCTAACTCTTTATCTGAACAGTCTCTGCTGAACATCTCCTGCACTGCATCGTTATTGTTGAACATATTTATTACTCTTTGTTAAATTATCAGATGACTTAAGTATCTGTAAATTATTCTCAACATGTAAACCACTAACAGTTTTCCCTTGGAGGGGTACGATGTGGTCCACATGGTATGACCTAGGTCCATGCTCTGCTATTAGTTCTGCACACTCCTCATAGATTAGCCTGATAGCATCAAGGTCAGCCCATTTAGGTGTCCTTTCTTTCTTCCGAGCTTCCCTTAATTTGTTTATGTAGTTGACGTACCCTTTGTTATCTTTCTTCCACTTCATCTGTCTTGCTCTCTCCTTGGCTTTCGCCTCGGGAGTGCCTACCCTTCTGAGATAGTGTCTCTCTCTATCATACGTCCTACGGCAATCCGCACACTTATAGTCAGATTTCTTAAAGCGGTTCTCGTTGATGTTCACCCCGACCTCAAGAACACATCTACATCTAATACAATGACTGCCTCCTCTGGCCCTTGGTTTTCTATACACCTTAGCATAGTTATCTCTCTGCTTCTTGTTATGACAAGTCTTACATGTGTATTTACGGTGTTTAACTTGATTCTGAGTTATGTTGACCCCAATAACTAATTTACAACTGCACTTGATACAATGATCATTAGTGGATTTCTGCATAATTAATACCGATCTTCCCATCACCGTCCATACATGTGACACCAACAGACTTTGGTCCCTCTTTGAATCCCGCAACCGAGATGTCAAGAACAGTCTTAGAGTGTTCAACAGGTGTCACCCATGCAGTCTCGTCATGATAGAATAAGATCGGATATGTATCCTTCAGATCTAGTTCCTTAATCTTCTTGTACTGATATACAAGAGCAGACTTACAGGTGATTCCTTCTAGTGTTTGGAGCAAGTAGTTTAATAGTTGATGTTCAGAGCTTACAATGATTCGTCGACCATCAGCTCCCTTGATGAACCCAATACCTGTCTTCATTTTATTACGATTGTACTCGTCTGAAAGATTATCCTTGAGTTCTTTAAGCTTAGGAAATGCTGCTTTAAACTTAGCATCAGCTTCCTTTCCTACCTTAGCAGATTTTATACCAGTGATCACTTCGCCAAGCTTAGCAACGCCAGCACCAAAGAGGTAAGCATAGATAAAGTTCTTAGCTTTTGGTCGTGAGATACCCAGTATATCTGCGTTACGTGAGTGCGCATCTGTACCATCTTCTTCTTTTCCTGTGATGACTGAAGCAGTAAAGCTATCATCTTTCATGTAGTGAGCCAGACCTCTGAACTGATTACCAGCAGAGTCAGCACCAACCAACTTAGTTCCCTTCTCACAAGTCAGCAAAGACCTTAGGTCCTTCCCATAAGGAGCCTTCACTCCAGGGATATTGACAATGCCTCTGTGTCTGCATCGGAAACTAGGGGTACCTATGGTGAACATATCTCCGTGAAGTCGACCATCGCCCCACTCACCTACCATTTCAATCCAGCTTTCAACCATTGCTAGTCTGTTACGCATCATGTAGTAGTCGCCAATCATAGTACCTACAAGACCCAGAGGCTCTAGTGAACTCTCTGTTAACTTAGGTGATTGCTTGATCCACTTACCATTTATCTTCTTAACAGTCCAATCATCAGGTTTCCAGCCAAGATCATAGAGATATTTCTTTACTTCTGCGAGTTGACCGAGGCGTACTTCACTGAACGCAACCCTTGAGTACGGACCAGAAACATATCCTTGAGATGCCTTGGTTCCAGCGCCCATATTGAACCAATCTGTGACTGATTTGTAGTATTCTCCGTTCTTTTTGACAAGTTTGTCTACCTCCTTTGTCCCTTTCATCACACATACTTCACCCAGAGTGGGCTCTAGCTCATCTTCGATGGCTTGCATTCGCCATGAGAGGTCACGCTGAAGCTTCTTAGCAGCTTTCATGTTGAATGACCAGCCCTTCTGAGATATCTCTGCATTAATAGCCGCAAAGTCATGCTCTAGTTGCAGCGCTTGCTTGAATAGTGGGTCAGCTTTTATCTGAATAGATGCTTCTTTAGCCAATCGTTTGTATACTTTAGTATTCAGTGTCACGTCTTGGATACAATACTCCAGCATCTCTTTACTGTACTCATCGAATGCTTTGAAGTCACCCTTAGGGTACTCAAAGAACTCACCCCAACCTGCAAGACCATGCCTATGAGAGCGTTGGAACATGCAAAGTTGAGACATTATGAATGTATCCCATACCCTCTGAGAGCTCGTAGGCTCCCACTGTAGAAGCCTTTTCAGCACTGGTAGGTCATATCCAATAATGTTATGACCAGCTATTAGCGTGGCTTCTGAGAGCTTCTGGAGCCCTTCTTGGAGGGGTGGAAGGTCATTATCATAGTCGGAGTAAGAGAAAACTTCCTCCGTGTCTATGTCTTGCATGACCAGCATCCATATCTTGTTTACTGCAGGGATAAATCCGTTTGTTTCTAGATCAAATATAAGTTTCATTTCATAGTCCTCTGTGAGCAGTTTAGGGACACTTGCTCAGGTCAATTAAGGGTTAGACTTCGTAGGGTAGGCCAGCTTCATCAACTGTTTCTATATCTTCCCATTCAGTCCATTCGTTTAGTTTGTCATCTTTGAAGTGAGACAGACCTTGCATAACAACTGATCCGTCTTTAAGCTTTTTCAATCGATACCTGAGAGGGTATCTTAGTCTGTATTTAAAGGGCTCCGTATCTGGTTTCACCTCATTGTCCTCTTAAAAAGTTACTTCGCAAGCCCCACCTGCACACGCTGCCTCACCTGATAGGTCAGTTTCGTCTGCTGATTCTACCACATTTGTAAGATCGATAGTAGTCAATGAGTTAACCATCATGTCGTACTTCTCTTTTGTGATGTCTTCAAAGGGAGCTTGGGTGTATGTACCGCCATCATAGGGTAAGACAGAGATACCATTGAAGGTGTGGCGGTTCTTCCACATCCATTCACCGACCAGTTCCCACTCGTCATCACGTACAGAGATAGTACAGGAGACGTTGTGTGTGTTCTGACCTTCTATATGCCCCTCTGCGACCCATTCAGTGTTAAACCTACGTACCCTATCAAGTAGATCAACAGGGCTTTCAGTGCGTAGTATGGATCCCTCAGGTGCCTTCTGTGGAATCTCAATCACAGCAGTTACTTGGGGGTTAAAGTACTCATCTTCGACTAACTCGGGGTGGTTAGCTGCGAAGTAGTTATAGAGTGCCTCATTCTTATTGATACGTTGTCGACGAATGTAGTAGTCGTTATGCCATGCATGGATACCAGAGCTGGTTCCAAGCACACAGGAAGAAGTCCCTGATGGTTTAACAGTAGTACATCGGGCAGCAGAGTTAATACCTAGTGCTTTTGCAACTCGGATGTTTTCTTTCTTAATGACCTCAGCTGCTTCTTTAAGACTATATTTAAGAATCTCACCTGATCCGATGCCTGTTTGGCCCACACCGATGAGCGCTTCTTTCTCTGTAGTTTCTCGCCAGCAATCCCGTAGGTAGTGGAAGTCTGTGTACCCTGCCTGTAACGTTCCAATAAAAGCTGCTGCTTTAGATCGTTCATTTAAATCCTCCTGTGATTCTATATCTGAGACATTTAACTCACATAAATTACAAAATTGATAGGGGCGTAATGCGATCTCGCAGCACGGATTAGTCCCCCAATCCTTGTCGTTTGAAAAGTATACTCCAGGTTCACCTGACCCGGAGAGCTCCACACGTTTCCATAGGGACTTAAACCCTTCGGCTGTTATCTTGTGCCGTAACATCACAGCAGAGTTGTTAGAGCGTCCTCGTTGAGGGTTCTCTTCCCACCACTGACCATACTTACAGCCTAACATATCGTTGTCATCCATACTGAACAGGGCAATCATAGCAGCACGACGAATACCACCAGTGAGCACTGCATCAGCAATGAAACACATCATATCATGTACTTCCAGAGTAGAAAGCTTCCTACCGATAGCTGTATCAAGAACAGAACGCAGATTATGGATGCAGTCCTTAAGTGGTTGAGGTCCGGGTGCTTTCCCTCCTGTAGTAATGAGTCGAGCGCCTTTAGGGCGAATATCACGAAAGTCGAACTCAACATCCATAAGCCCATTAAAATAAGACTCCATAAGAACTTTAACAGCATCAGCCCACCCCTCTATGTTGTCAGATACAAGGAACCTACGCTTACGTTTCTTAGGTCCTCGTAGTTCTGGCAGCTGACGTATGTGATGTCGTTGTACCGAGTAGCCAACGCCAGTACCACCTAGTAGTAAGAACATGGTCTCACTGAATGCTTCTACTTCAGAGATTGGAAGATAAGCACAGTTGTATATGCGATTAGGTGCTAGCTCTATAGGTGCTCCTCCAAATTGAAGAGATCGCATTGAGGGTAATACCTTCTTATCATACACAGACTTATATACTTCTTCGATCTCACCCTTAAGCTTAGGGTACTTACGTTGATGCATTTCTTTATTCCGAGTAACCAATTCAGCCCAAGTTTCACGACGAGATACTTCTGGGATATATTTAGCATACTTTCCAAAGACTGTTATTTCGGAGAGTATTTCATTAGATTTATTCATGTCCTTCCTTTCTGTTATTTGGTTAGGTCTAGTTGCTCACTACATTTCATCTCGACTAGTGCATCTATATTAGTAGCAAGTCTTTCAATTTCTTCTGAATCAAGAAGGTACTGGAGAAGCATAACCCTCCCGTTCTTTTCACTTACGATCACAGCTTTAAGCCATTGTTCAGTTGTAAAGTGCATATCATACTCCACTGGCTGTACGCAGCCTGTCATATCCTTTGGTTATTTCTCGACAGAATTCACTACGAATTATATCATCTGGGTTATCAAACTTGACGTAACCTATATTGTTCTTGAATTCTTCGACGAAAGTATTGTCAAGTAGTTTAATAAGGTGAGCTAGTCCTGATCGTTCTCCGTTCCTAGCTTGATGTACATCACCACAGATTACTACCTTAGTACGCTCACCTACTCGTTTTAGGAAGGTTTCAATCTCAAAGGGTTCTGTATGCTGTGCCTCGTCAAGTATTACGAAACAATCACTGAATGATCGACCTTGAATGAATTCGAAAGGTACAACTTCGATGCGACCTTCCTTCTCGTACTTATCATACACACCCTTTAAGTGTTTCTTCATAACTTCTGTGAAGGGGGTCACCCAAGGTGCCATCTTATCGGCTAGCTCACCGGGCAAGAAACCAATAGTAGGGGAGTCCGACCTTGCGGATCTTGTCAGGATAACTCGGGAGTCTTTATTATCAATCAGCATCTGTGCGGCCTTAGAGGCTGCTATATACGTCTTACCTGACCCTGCTAATCCATCTGCGATTGTGCAAGTGTAATCATCAATACATTCAATATAGTGTGATTGGTGTAAAGAGAATGGCTGTAAGCCTAATGAGTTGCTACTAGCAGACTTCTTCTTCTTCTGGTTCTTCACTTTTAGATCCCCCAATAGTGATTTGGACGTTGATGGTGTGACCTTCAGCCACGGCTTCTTCTACAGCTTCTGTTATTTGTTTGTATAGTTCGCTTTCTAAATCTATGTGGTATTTGTTCTCAGCCCACATGGCATACATAGGGCTCAGTGCAAACAGTACTATGGCTGAGAACACGCCTAATGCGCAGCCTAGCCAAATAATACTTGCGGTTAAGTCGAGTATTTCTATCATAGAATAAATTCCTTGTAGACCTCTATCGATTGATTAGAACCTATCAAAGTCTTGGGTTTACCTTGGGATGTATCAGCTAATACGGGTATACTCCGAACGCCTAAGGAGTTCATCATTGAACGACCTGATGGGCTTTCGTGTACATTCAACTCTATTACCTTATCAAGTAATCCTTCAGAGGCTAGCCTTTGTTTAAGAGTTTTGCAAGCAGGGCATCCGTTTCCAGTTAGCAATGTTATTGCTTTCATTATAGTTCCTCTAATTGTATTAGTAAATCGATGTAGTGTTTTGCTTTGAGTAAATCTTGTTTACCGTTCTTTTGCCGCCATCGACAAATATATTTAATTACGTTAGCTTCGCAGAATGGTATCTGGTTCATATGTATGAACTCTATAGGTTGTAGTGCTAGTTGATGGTAGTGTGAGCCTCCCTCTTGCCTCTCAAGAGCTTTGGTATCCATTTGACCTCCGGTTGCGCAAAATACATTTCTTTTGTCGGTTAATTTAAAAAAGGGATAAAAGAGTTAAGAGCACCTCGGGGATGCTCTTGAACTCTTTATTTGCTTATTTCATTTGACATATCGTAATCATAAAGTTTAAGAGATCCCTTGGTGGTGTCAAGCATTTTGTCATTACCATCCTTTTTATCTGATCCTTTGATCATCTGAGGGATTCCCAGGTTTTGCCTTTGCTTCGAGTTTTCTAGCTTCTTTTCGTCTTCTTTATTGTAAGGTATCTCGTATGCTCTGGGTTCGTCATCATCTTCATGAATAGACCAGATGAATATCTTAGTTCTTGATTTATTCACTAAGTGATATACATATTGTGAATCCTTGCTCATTACTTCATTCACAGGGTATCCTAGCACTTCGTTTATTGCGAGGTACGAGTATACACCTGTTGCAGATAAGAAGGGTATTAATAAGAGCATAATTATCTTCTTTTTAGAGGATATTATGATCGCCCAAGTAGCTACTAGTATGAATGTACCACCCAGTATTGGCAGTAGTGTGCCTATATCCATAGTTACCTCCATTGCGTTAAGGGCTGTGCTTCTTGCTGGGTATGAAGTCACTCGGTGTTTGGCTGATGTTAACCACGTTCCCATTCTGGTCTAATGTAAATCTGAATAAACTTACATGTTGATTTTGATATAGGTAGTTAGCTATTACTTCGTGCTTAATACCAAATGGGTTTATTTTAATTAACTTAGCTTTCACTGTGTTGTCTGCGTCTTTATTAACTTGACGATACACATGGAACATTACTTGATATTCCCCAGCTTCGGTACCTCGTAGTGTTAATGTTTCTTCATTTGTTGAGAGAGTGACACCATCTATTGTATCGTTCTTATGACCTAAATCATCTCTTTCCAGATGCATTAGTCCTGCATTCTTAGTTATAAAGGATGCGACTAGACCTGAAGGTGACTTCACCCACAGATCTATGTCGTTGTTAGAGTCATCTGCCCATTCCATCATAATTAGGAATTCGGCTTTCTTAGGGGCATCTGACTTCTTAGTTATAGGGTTTATAAGTAGTAGTGCAACAATAAATAGGAACACAAAGCCTAATAAGAGGTTGAATAATAGGTCTTGAAAAGCTGTGCTTGACTTAAATCTATTCATAAGTTACCTCACTTTAAGCTTTTTTCGCTTAGATTGATACCTATCTCGAGGTTTATTAGTTTAACTTTAAGGAGAGTGCTGCAAATCAGGCCAATAGCTGTCGTGTAGAGTGCTGTTGACATACCTGCTGCCATTGCACCTAAGACTTCTGTGGTCTTTGAGGCATCATTGATGTCTATTTCAGCCATAGAATCACCTAGCATTAGGATGAAACCAAGGACAGTACCTATCATCCCTAAAGCTAGCATTGTTTCTGCTACGAACCAACCAACGTTAAGGTAATTCTTAGCGTTAGTTAGACGTAATGACGCATATCCAATGATAACTACATAGGAGCAATAGATTCCAAGTATTACAAAAGAAATACCTGTTACATCTGCTTCTTTTATGGTCTCAAAGATACCTCTGGAGATTAACAGAGAACCTGCTGCTATCACTAGGAAGGTTAGCAACCAATATCTTAGGAAAGTCCTATTCATGTTACTTACCCTCCGCAATATCTAATGCTTTGTTGAACTCTGTCAGACGTAGAATGACTGCCCAGAAATCTACAATAGTGGTCCACCTATCTATAAAGTAGGTCATTGATCCTTCAACTCTTGAGAAAGCGTTTAATACTTGACTCAGTACACCTAGTGTGATCAGTTGTTGGAAATAAGACGGTGCAATAGCAATCATAGCTATATTACCCAGACATAATCCGAAAGCTGTCTGCCAGATACCGAAGCCCATGTAGTAGTTGAATAGGCGGTAGTAGTTCCGCTTAATACTAGAAAACATTGGGAATAACGTCTGCACACAACGTGCGCTGAAGTCATCTTCTGAATGTACTAGTTGTTTTCGGAACTTAGCCTCTACTACTTGATTACGGTATTCTAGTTTAGGTAACCACCACCCTAAGATGAAGCTTATGATAGTACCACCTAATGACATAGCCAATGCAACCCATACGAGAAAACCTTCAATTATTTCACCATTCCAGATAGGAAGTCCTTCGGATAATTCCCAAAGTATGGGTATGAATGCAAATAGTACGAGTACCGCAGAGAATAGTCCGATAAACAAACCTTCAAGCGTTTTACCAAACACCATAAGGTCTTCTTGTACCCTTTGTGATCCACCTTCTATTTTAGCTTTACATTTATTCCAACGGTTTAGGTAGTAATGGGTGTTAGCTTCTCGCCATCTGAATATCCAACGTCTTGTCTGCCATGTTCCGTAAACAGACATAGGCACATAGATTACTAATATCTCAAGGAAAGAAGGTATGGTGTCTTCCTTGAGTATCAGGGTGTCAGATAATCGCCCCAAGTCCCAGCCTAAGAATAACTGCCAGAACCTCGCTTCATCGTACCCTTGGATAGCATCCCATAATTCACGATTCCATGAGTTGTAGAATACTAGTATTTCAACACCGTACCAAGTCAAGCCCATAATTACTGACAGGAAGAACCATGCGTAGGGTGCATGTTTTGATAGAAAGAATGATTTTAACATTAGTGCTCTCCCTGTACTATTGAGCCAGTGAATCCCCAGAATTTCCTATAGTCGGTTGCAAGATGAGATAACTCAGGTTTTGCACGGAAATCTGTTGGTCGTAGCCAGTACATAGTGGTAGCTGGGATTCTGATGAATGCTAATCGCACTTCTTCATCTTCCACACCTAACTTTTTTAAGAATACTAGAAGTTTAGCGGATATTTGATAAGCTTGAGCTTCTAGTGCTGATTTATTGATTTTACTGAGGTATGCTTCAGGTGTTCTTGGCCCATGAATTCCTAACCAGACATCACCGATTAGGAATCTACGTGATCCACCTAAGAACATTAAGCTGCACGAACTAGCGCAGACAACTCTACCTCTTGAACTCTCTAAGGTGGCAGGAGTGTATACTTCTTCACCCATCTCATTTATTACAGGGTCTTCTCTCACTATAGTGATCACATCACGTATGCTAAAGTGACTTGCGATACACATTCCCTCGCTTAAGTCACCTCCTGGTGACTCTAAGATTACAGCGAATCTTTTAGGTAATTGCGGGACTATCTTACGACAGTCTCCGCTTTCAACATTACCTGTGAGAGAATAGAGAGCTTCACCTATTTTCTGGAGCTTTAGACCCTCTGATTTAGGACCTGAGTATGCGTCATCTTGAGTTAGCTCTCGAATTGCATCTGTTTGGTTTAGTTTATCAGACGTTAAGTGTTTACTGAGTACAAACACTAATACTGAGGATATCGTGAGGATTGTAGTCCATTTTAATAGTTTCAACATCTTCTATCTCCCACTTGGTTTTGTTGGGATCTACTTCATAAACATATCAAATAATACGAATATTACAATAGCTCCTATGATTAATAAACTTTTGTTGAATTTCATCCAATTACCTCATCGTATAGGCCGTGCTTTACGGCTTCTTCTGCAGTCAACCACACGTTGGTTGACCTTAACAGATTCTTTTTGATGTATGCTTTTGTTTTACCAGTGTGTTTTCGGTAGTGGTTTACGATATGTTCATCTAATTGTTCTAGGTGAACGGAGTCGGCTTCTAAATCAGAGTAATTTCCGATTAATCCTGTGCTAAACTCATGTGACAGTACGCTACAGCTTCGATGTACTTTACGGAGTCCTTTTGTCCCTGCCATTGAAATTAACAGTCCACAGCTTGCTGCCATTCCCGTAGCGTATGTGGAGATTGGGAATTTGTGGCGTTCCATGAGATCTATTAATGCTAGAGCTGAGTGGACTGCTCCACCATGACTATTTACTATTAATGTCAGGAAATCACCATCCTCTTTAGGTGCCATGTCGTAGTTATAGAGAAATCTCATAGCTGGCTTTACACTTTCATCATTAATGTCATCCATCAGCAGGTGTCGTTTTTGCATCCACATTGGGTCCATCATTTGATTCATCATTTGATTCATATTCTTTAAACTCCCTTAAAATAAGTATTCTTCTGTAAATTGCACCCAATCTCCACAATCTTCACAGACTGCATGAGCACCACAGGCGAGTTCGTCATGAACCCATTCTTGCAGCGAGACTGACCAATAGCTTTGGGATTCAGCATATACGCTAGTCCCTCCGCATTCCTTACAACAATATATTACTCGGTCCTTAGCCTTAGCTTCAAGTGTTGTGACTGTTGTGCTTGGACTTACACCTAATTTTACTCTGTCTTTGAATACTTGCATTTTCAGTCCTCCCAATAAGTTCCACGCTTGTACAATTGAATTGCTGTGTTAAAGTCACAAGGGTACTCCCTCATGATCTGCTCAAAGTGATCTATGAAATACATAGGCCGTTATTCCAGTTGTTAATTGCACCATTCATATCAAAGTCGGATTTACCTTGACGCCCACAGGACGTACATTCTAACCAAGTTTCTTCGTAGTGACTTCCTGCATCATGGCGCATGGTTACTTCGCCCTTCTTACAAGTGCAGGGGACTACTTCTGGACGTAGAGGCGTAGCAGGGGCCTCTTTCTTTTTACCAAAGATAGCATCGTAGTTATCGGAGTAGGCTTCTGAGTTAGCACGGCTCTTGATAGATTGTCCTGTAATAGGGTTGCTTGTTGCCATATGTCCTCCTTTATATATTCAAATGTATACTGTAGTGTACATTGTTTAGTTTATGAAACATTATTCAGTCAAGGATTCCCAAGAAATTGGGAACAGAGGCTCGATAATCTCGGAAACGTGTCGAGCAAGCTCCTGAATTTCGACTTGTGCATGACTATCTGTACGCTGGTTAAACATACGGGCGAATGCCGCTAGTGAACCTGTGACATAATAACTAGTCATCATGCTCTGTGGTAAGACCATACGAGCCATCTCAGGTGCTATGTCATCGTTGAGCATGGTCTGATACATTTCCACACACTTGTTAACGTAGATGTGGTAGTCCCAGAGCCAGCGTTCATTGTCTACATGAGCATCGCCACTGCCCTGCTTAATACTACCCTCTGGTTTCCCACGCCACACTTTAGGCTGATAAAATTCAGGAGTATCGTTAACATACCTACGGCTTACCTCATTACGTGTGAAGCCTACGATATGCTTGAACTCTTGTCGTGCCACAAAGATAGGTACTGTGTACCGTAAGGTGATTTGTGGGTGACTGAACGGTGTCCAGTGACCATGAGTTGCTAAATATGTGATCAGCTTATCATCATTGTGGGTTACGTCTGTACTCGCCTTATCAAA